CGTTGCCGCCAATGGTGTGCTTTGCCTGCTTGATAATGTACTTGCCGTCCCACGCGCCCCAGCCACTGAGCACGATCGTTACACCAGCAACAAGCGCCGGATCTCCCGGCATAGTGAAGATGGCGGTCTGCTCGAACTTATTCTTTTTACGCAAGAGCTTTTGCGCGAGCTTTTTTGCCTCGGCCACGCTGGAGACTTTCGCATATACCTGCAACTGCTGGTTGTCCTTTTTCTTGGCATTGTAGTCAGTCACCTTCGCTGTGCCGGAAATGCAGCCGCCAGTAGCGGGATCAACATAACTGACACGGCAGGAGGCATACTGCGTATCGGCCTTTCCTATCTGCATCTTGTACTTTTCGTATGAGCCATCATCACGCGTGATGGTGCGTACGGATGGTGATGCTTCGTACTTGGCCTGGTCAAACAGAACAAGGCTGTTGGCAGTTGCTTTGAGCGATATTCCAGCGTCATGGCACAGCCGTGAAAGAAAGCTGATATCCGCTTCCCGATACTGTTCGACGCGAGAATAGTATGGGTCTGTGTCCGAAAGGTATAAACAAGTCATGCCGTTTCGCGCCGCCATCTCCCCAGCGATTTTGGACAGGGGATAGCTCTCCCACGCCTTGGATAGCTTAGACTGGCGTATCTGTGAGGAGAACGGTAGCGCGACCGCTTTAAGGCTGACGACAGCCGGAGGACCAGAACACGACACGCTGTCCAGCTCAAAGGAGCCGCAATCGAGCATTTTATCACTGCCGTCTCCTGTCCAGTTTTGCCGGGCGAACGCGGCGGTGATCGTCAGTTTCGGAATACCGTCGCCACCGCCACCGCTGCCATTGACCTTTTTCAAAATTGCCGCCCACGTCAAAGGACCGCAGATACCATCTACGGACAAGCCATTCTTTCGCTGAAAAGATTTAACTGCCGCCTGCGTCTCGCTGCCAAAATAGCCGTCAACGCCATAGACAGGGAGAACTTCGCCCAGCTCCACAAGATAGCCCTGCATAGTTGATACTGTGCCGCCCCGAGATCCAAAGCGCACGGTGGGATAATCCGCACTGCTCTCACCGTCGCCGTCGCCGCCGCCGCTCGTTTCTGCTGCGGCATCAAGAGCCTCTTGCAGCCACGAGGTCAGCCAAATATCTTCTCTGTCCTGCAAGGTGATCTGCAGGTCATCGCTTTCGTCTTCCTCGTTGTCCGTATATACGGCAGACAGTAGGTAGGAGCGAATGTCGTCTGTGATGTCCACGCCATTGAATGTGACCGTTGCCAATGCGCGCCGGGCGGCGTCAGGTGAACTCATAATGTCACCCTCTTCCACGGCGGCAAAGCAGCGTCTATCGTCGGCTCATCCTCCGGCAGTACCAGGACGATACCGGCAGGAAAGGTAAACAGTCCGCAGTATTTCATGTTGAGCTGCATCAACCTGTCGGTATAGTTCGTACTGCCGCATTGCCTATAGGCGATGGCATCCCACATATCGCCTTGTTTGGTTGTGTAGGTTTTCATCTATACTTCCTCCGGCTCGTGTCGATGTCTGCGTCCTCAATGACCTCGAGGACGCGAGCGGCAAAATCTTCTCCGTATTCGCGCAGGTCCGAAACCGTCTCCGGCGTTGCGTTGCCTTGAATTTCAAAGGTGACGGAAATGCTGCTGCCACCGCTGCCAGTTCCGAAGCCTGCGCCGTCCATGTCCGCGCCGCGGGACGCTGCACTGATGGCGGAGAGGAGCTTTGGGGCAAGGGCGATGATCTGCATATCTTCCTCGGAAACGGCATCTATGCCCGCTCCTGCGGTCAGCATCATAGCCTCCTCCAGTTTCGGACGCATAGCTTCGGTCTCTCTGATATAGCCCTCCCATGTCATGTTGGCCTTTTCCATCATCACGCGGGACGGGGAATGAATGTCCAGCTTGGCATCGATGGCATCAATAGCCGCCTGCGCGATGCGTTCATAGGCGGATTGTACCTGTGGGAGCATTCCGTTCGCGCCGGTGATGAAGCCCTGAATGGTTGCCTTGCCGCTTTCTGCCGCCTCGTCGCCGAGATCCATAGCGTCAATGTCAGCTGCGAGCTGCGCCTGAAGCTCGTCCATCGTTGCCGTAAAATCGGTTTTGAGGTCAGCGATGCTTCCGGAAACCTTGTCCTGCTCCTCCTGCAACGTCTTCCAGTTCTCCACCATTTTGCGAAGCTGGTCGTCGCTGGCTGTCGCCATGCCAGCTACGGCATTGACGCTGTCAGCACTGCCGTCCGCAAAGCTGGAGATCATCTCGCTCAGCCCTTCGATCTCGGAGCTACGCAAGGTCAATGTGCTTAGATTGTCGTTGTAGGACTGCCAGTAGGATACTTGACTCTCCAGCGCGTGGTTAATGCTCCATGCGCTTGTTGCAACGACCTGCTCCGCGTCGTCCCACAGCTTGTATTGTCCCTCTACGCTCTGCTTTGCCTCGGCGTAGACGTCGGCGTATGCGTCTGCAAGGTCGTTGACCTGCAACATCACATCGTTCACTGTAGACGACAATGCCCGCTGCTGTGCAGCCGCAGCTTCTGCCGCCGCCGCGCTTCCCTCAGTCTCGCCAGTCAACAGAGCAACTGCTTCCCGCGCATCGTTCATGGCGGTTTCGGCTTCGGCCAAAGCGTCAGCGTCCTCCTCCATGGCTTTGTTCAGGTTCTTGATCGTCCTTTGCTGCGTCCGCATCTCCTTGTCGGTCTCGTTGAGCGTCCGCAGCAGGCCGTAGTATTCCTCGGTCAAGAAGTTCGTCGCATCGGCGCCGTAGCCGTACTCGTCGTAGAAGGCAGCGGCTTTGTCCTTGGCCTCATTCATCAGCTCACTCACGCGCTTGGTCAGCTCGGCGTGTGTCTGTTCTGCTTTATCCAGCTTGACTTGCGCCTGTGTGAGTTTGATGCTATTGGCCGCAGCTTCCGACATGACGCCGTTATATTGCTCCATGACGGAGTTAAGATACTCCTGATAGGCCTGTGCCTCTGCGTTCTGCTTCCACGCTTCCGTGTTTGCCCGCAGAGCTGCTGTACCGCCATCAATGGTATCGTTCGTGAGGTCGATATATTCCGCCAGTTCGGGGATGGCATTTGCAAGCAGAGCCAGCGTGTTATGCCACTCCGTTTGCTGCTCGTCTGTACGGTCTGTAACCGTTTCGAGAGCTTCCAACCGACTAATGTAGGTGTCTGCAACAGCGGCGGTAGCGGCAATGTCGGTCGCAGAGGTCTGATAGCTCTTGTCGGCGTCTTCGAGCGCATCGCCGAGCCCGCGAGCTGCATCGGTCAATTCCTTTACCGATGGAACACCCTCGTTGGCCGCTGACACAAAGCCGACTACTGCGGCGGTAGCCGCAACGCCAGCGGCCACGCCCATGATGATGTTGACGCCGGGAATGGAGGCGGTCAGCAGGCCCATGAGCGGGATAAGTATTTTGGTGACAGCAACAAAGCCGGTCAGCCCGGTGACGACCAACATGATAATTGCGAGGAATGCCGCGAGAGCTTTCATCAAAGCTGGGTGTTCTTGGACAAACTCATTCAGGCTGTCTCCGATGTCCTCTCCCAGCTGGTAGAGCGTCCGCATTTCGGGAATAAACTGCTCACCGATGGTATTCTGCAGCGCTTCCCACGCGCCGTTCATCAATTCAAGATCACCGTTGAGGTTATCCATTTTGATGTCGGCCATACGCTTCGCCGCGCCGGTGCAGTTGTTGATGCTGTCTGTCAGGGAGGCGTAGTCCTCATCGGTGGCGTTCAGGATCGCCAGCAGACCGTTGTAGCCGCGCTGTCCGGCAAGAGCCATCGCATTGTTCACGCGCTCTGCTTCAGTCATTTGCTCGAAGCAGTCGCGCAGCTCGTCGATGGTCTCGCTGAAAGATTTCATCGTGCCGTCTGCTTTGATAGCTGTGTAGTCATACTCGCCGAATGCCGAGGCAGTCAGCGTCACGCCCTCAAGCAGACCGTTGAAGGTGTTTTTCAGCGCGGTACCTGCGATGCTGCCCTTTACGCCACTATTGGCCATCAAGCCGACCGCAACGGCAACATCCTCGATGGTGTAGCCCAGTGCGCCGGCAATGGACGCGGACTGCTTGAAGGTCTCGCCCATGATGCTGACATTGGTGTTAGAACTCGTTGCCGCAGCTGCAAGCACATCGGCAAAATGTGCGGTATCGGCTGCGGTCAAGCCGAACGCCGTGAGGTTGTCTGTCACAATGTCCGACACCATGGCAAGGTCCTCACCGCTCGCTGCGGCGAGGTTTATCACGCCGTCCATGCCTGCAAGCATTTCCTGCGCGTTCCAGCCGGCCATAGCCATGTAGCCCATCGCATCGGCGGACTCCTGAGCGGTGTACTTGGTGGTCGCGCCCAGCTCCTTCGCCTTTTCAGCCAGCAGTGCCATTTCATCAGCCGTGGCGCCGGACAGAGCCTCGACATTGCTCATGCCCTCCTCAAAGTCTCCGGCAATATCTACACATTCCATGTAGGCATCGGCGATCTCTTTGAGTGCGGTCACAATGCCTGCTGCCGCAATAGCCTGTTGGACTGTACCGAACGCAGCGGCGGATTTTGCGCCAAAGGTGTTTGCCTCGTCTGCCGCCTGCTCCTGCTGATCCTTCAGCGCGCCGATCTGTGCATCGAGCTTCGCGCTTTCGCCAGTCAGATTTGATGTGTCGACGCCCGCCGCTTTGAGGGCTTCGTCCATCTCGTTGAGCCTCTGCGTGTACTGCTCCAACGATGCGGCGGTCTTGTCGATCTGTTGCTGTTTGGACAGCAGCTTGTTTTCAAGGGATGCGGAATAGCCCTCGGTCTCCTTGATCTCTTTTTGGATATTGTCGTACTGCTGCTGCAGCATCGCCATCTTCTTTTGCGTGTTCTCGATGGCCTGCTGCTGCTTTTGAAAAGCGGCAATATCGCCCTGCGTCTTGGAGAGAGACTGTATCTCTTTCTGCATGGAGGCGATATGCTGCTGTGCCTTGGAAAACGTGCTGCCGTAGCTGCTGCCCAGCTGGGCGTTGAGCTGGAATAGCATCTCATATTCTTTTCGATTTGCCATTTACAGCCCTCCTTGGGGTTATTTATGCCTACTGGCTTCCCGCTCCTCTTCAATCACCGCGTTATGCGCGGTGATCCATTGGCGAAAATCGCGCAGAGGAATGGAAAGCCAGTAATATACGGGAGTTGCGTTTTGCTTTGCCAGGATAAGGCATTGCTTCCGGAGCCATAAACCATCGCGGCCTAAGACCCCGACCTCAGTAAAAAAGACCGTGCCTTATTCCTGATTTTGCGGCTCTCGCGCAAGGGCATGGCTTTGATCGCGTCCGCGCCGATCTTTTCTGTGCAAGCACGAGCGGCCATACGGTAGAGGTATTCGCCGGACATTTCCGCCACCATGACGGGCTTGCCGAGAGCCTGAAGCTCTGCTTCGATGGCGATGTCGTCATTGCCGGTGAGCTTGCCAAAATCAAAGGTCAGCGTATCATAGGTCCGCTCCTCAAAGGTCCAGGGGGCGGAGAAGGTATGCACATAGGCATCTGTGCTCATGGCACGAGCTTCTTCCTCGGCGGTGCGGAACTCAGCGGGGTCGATAGTGATCTCGTTAGGCATGTTGTATCTCCTTTCATAAATCGAAAAAGACGCCCAGAGCGGATGATCCCGCTCTGGGCTTCGTGGTGCAGCTTACTTGCCGAGTGCTTTACGCACGTCAGCGAGATAATCAACGCCGTTGATCTCGTAGATGTAGTTCAGCGGGTCGATCTCGCGGACCTTCTTGCCGTTGATGTAGGTCTTCCAATAACGGACGGCCGCTGCCGTCAGAGGCGGAGGCGGGAGCGACCTTGCCCGCCTTATCCGTCTTAGGAATGACGACAAGAACGTGCTTGACATTATCCACGGCCAGCTCACCCTTCACGGGGTCTTCGTTCTGCTGCGCCACGCGCAGGTCGATGTTGTGGCGGCGCGGCTCGCTCAGGCGGACGGTCTGCTCCGTTACTGTGCGGAAATTGAGCGTCAGCGTCATCGCGTCGATGTGTCCGAGGATAGGAGCCTCGATATTGCCGGCAATACCGGCGCCGGAAACGGTCTGCGTCAGCGCAGTCAGGTCGGGCAGCGTCACAGACGCAAGGCCACAGTATTCGTTGCTATCCTCGTAGATAGCGAAATTGATTACAGCCTGATCCATCGTTCAAAATCTCCTTTCTCAGCCCTGCAGCGCAGCCGAGACATAGTCGGCGTCATACTCCAGGACGAAATCGATCTCCTGTGCGGGAGAGGGCGGCGTCATGTAGACATGCAGCTTAATGATGCCGGCCATCAGGTTGGTTACGGGGTTTTCACTATCCAGCAGCTCCACACGCGCTCCCAACAGATAGCCCTGACCGACCAGACCGTTGAGCCAAATGTTGGCACTGTCAAGGATGCTGTCAATCAGACGGCGGTTCATCGGCTTGTCCAGCTTCGCCCAGAAGGACTTGATCAGGGAATTACCGACCCAGCCGAACATACGGCTGACGGGGATAAAGTAATCCTTGACATCGGTGCTGGCAGGGTAGCAGCCGGTGTAGTTGCCCCACAGAACATGACCGCCCATGAAGTTGATGCTCGTCACGATGCCTGCGGCGTTCAGCGCGTTTGCCTGCGCCAGCGTCATACGGACCTCCGAACCATCAGACAAACACAGGCTGTCGATGGGCAGGCTCTTATTGCTGGGGCTCTCATAGGGAATGCTGCCGTTGCTCACATCGGTCGCGGCGATGCGCCCGACCGCCAGCGTGGAAGCGTGGAACATGAGGTCGCCCAGCTTGCCGTAAGGCCAGCAGACGATATGCGCGTCGGTGTATGCGCCGCTATTCTTCGCGGTGATGGCTGCGGTATAGCTGTTTGCGCTGATGTCCACGACCGCTTTGGCCTTGAACATACCGTTGATGCCCTCGGCCTTGACCGCCATAGCAGCGGCCACGGTGGACTGATCGGAGAAGCCGGGCGCACAGATCAGGTCCGGCACGATGCCGAGCGTAGTCATGCACAGCTCGATGTTCTCCAGTCCAGCGACGATGGCGGCGGCATTGATGCTGGTCGTGGTAATCTTCTTGTACGCGATATTCACCTTGGCTGAGCTATATCCCGCACAGCCGCTGAGAAGCTCGATGACCATGCTCTCGTCAACATAGTCGACGGTGTAATCCGTACCCTTGGTGTAGGCTGCGCCGGTACCGCCGGCAGCTTTCACGACGAGGCTTGCATCGTCGATAGCGTCGATGCTCAACTTCACCTGATGATTGACCACATCGATATCTGCGGCAGCGACCGCCTCA